TGATATGTCTCGCCGTTGCCACGCAGATCCTCCCTGTTGAGGCCAAACTTGTTGGCCACGTAGTCGACCGGGTGGACACGCTTGCGGGCACACCAGAGGATGTCTTCAAACTCGTCGGCGTCGGGGTCCCAGACGAGGTTGTCGATGGAATCGAAGAAGCTGCCAGCAAACTTTGTCTCTGTGCCTGGGGGCTGATACAGCTCATGCCACCAAACGGAGCACCCCTTAATGAAGGCCTCCTCTACGACCTTCCGTGAGTGCTGCTTAAGGTTCAGCTCGTTCGGCGTGTAGTTAAGGTAGTCCTCCAGTAGCTTGCTGACGAGCTTCCGACGCTCCAGCATCATCTGCTGCTGCTGCATCATCTGCTGGTACATCTGCATGCCGGGGTCCGGCATCATCACCGGCTGCCCGTCAGGGCCGACCATCGGCTGCCCGTCCGGCCCCATCTGTGGCGTCGGTGGCTGCGGGAAGATGCCCAGCAGCTGCGGGCCGACTATTGGGTACTGCTTGGGCGTGACCGTGCGGGTCGGGTTTCTGTGGTGAATGACGGCCGTGAAGAGACGGACGGCCTCCCACACCCGATTGATCTGCATCCGGAACTCTGGGGGCTCAATGCCACGGGAGTAGTGCTTAAAATACTTACTCCCCCACATGGCGTCCGGGTCAGAGCAAAAGAAAGCCATAGCCTCATCGGCGTCTTCCGTGAAGGGCTTCTTGTGCTTTTCAGCGAGCTTGATCTTCTCAAGCCACTGCTTGCATATCGGGCGGAGAGGGTTGTCGTCCATACAGGGTTACTGTCCCTTTTTGTTGGGTTGGAGGGCAGCTAACTTCTTCTCCAGCATGGCTACCTTCTCTGAAAGGATTGCCACCTTGGGATCTGCAGGCTTGTGCTCCCAAGTGCCGTATCGCTTCCACTCTGGGTACTCATGGAGGCCTGGGTCGTCCTTGTGGTGGACGCTGGGCCGCTCCGTGCCGCCGTAACCTGGCGACACAACCCACAGGACGACGGCGCGTTGGCCGACTTGCGAGACAAGGCCGATCTCCGTGTCCGCATTGTCATGCGGCTTAAAAAGCACCCAATCGCCCAGCTGGACTTCCGGCATGTCAAACGGCTGCATATTTCACTCTCTTGCTACGGGGCCAAGGTTGACGCCTTTTTCGTTGTCCCGCTGGCGTCGTTTGCGGTCTTCCAGCCATTTGACCCACCAAGGGTCTGGGCCAGTCTTCTTCGGCGGGGCGTGGTACTTGGGCTCGTAAGCGCAGAGGTACTCCAAGCACTGCACTGCGTGAACGTCGCCGCGTGTGTACGGCACGTCGGTCACGTACGTCACGCCGTTTACGTTGGTGGTCTTCTTGCGATACCGCTTTAGCTCTCGCAGCAAGTTTGGGCACGCGGACTCCAGCACCTTCAGCCGCACGCTTCCGTCGCCGCGTATGTGCATCATCTGACGCACAAGGTTGGTGCGAGCCATAATGTCGTCTGAGCCAGGCACAAAGCCGTAGTTGGTGGCGAGGCTACGGATCTTCCGCTTGCGAAGCTCCTCCGTGTACAACTCATGCGGCAGCCGGCCGGAGCCCAAGTCACGCAGCGTGCCGCCGTGCATGTCCATGACGAACGCACGGAACTGCTGGTGCTTCACCTTCTTCTCAAACTCTTCGCCCCAGATGAGTGCGTTACAGTTGCGAATGTACAGCTCGTCGTAGATCAGCAGGAACGATTCGTCGGGCGGCACCGCTCCAAAAATGCTCGCCATGACCGAGTGACCTGGGTCAATTGCCACGTACCGCGTCCAGTCCTCCGGCACTTGCGGCAGCTCTTCCCGTTTCAGGACATGCACCGCCTGATTGAAGTTGGGGTACATCAGCGTTGATTCGGTGGTGAACTCGCCTTCGGCTCGCATGCGGACCTCGTCCGCGCCCAAAGCGCTCCACCGCTCAATGTTCTTGCGCTTCTCCTCTGCGTCGATGAAGTTGTTGTCTAGGAAGCGGAAAGTGAACTTCTTGATGATCGGGTTGGCGATGTTTTCTTCGACTGCCCTGTCGGCACGCTCGCACAGCCCGATCAGGGCGTCGTTCTTGGAGTGCGGCATAGCTGACCAGACGAAGCGGCCCTTGCGGTCTGCCAAGCGGGCCTGCGATTCGCCAACGAAGTTTTCGTTGTTAACGTCTTCGTCAATCCAGATAAGGTCGGCCTGATAGCCTTGCGGAGGCTCGCCCTCTGACGAGAAGCACCAGATCGTCCACCCGTTAATCAGCTCCACCTTGTTGAGGTAGCCTGCGTTCTTCAGGACCCAAGAGACTTCTTTGATCATCCGTGGCCGGCTTACCGGCGGCCCGGGCTTGCTCTTTGCTTTGTCTTCACCTGGCCTGAGTGACCGCCACTGCCCGGTGCTTTCGTCCTTGACGATCCGAAAAGCGCCGGCCTTCATAAGGATTGGGTAGACGACGAGTCCGATGTGCGGCCAGTTTCGTCCGACAATTGCAAGGTTGCCGTCCGTTTCTGGGTACTTTCCATGAGGGTCTTGCCCTGTCGCAGCCCGCGCTGCCTCCACCGCTACGGCCAGCGTCTTGCCGCCACGGTTGCCGCCCAAGACGATGCGTTCAGAGGCCATGCAAGAGTGGAACTCTTCTTGGTGAGGCATGGGCTCGTACAGACGGAGGGCCTCAATCTTGCGGCCGTGAAGCTCTGCCTGAACTTCCTTCAGTTGCGAAAGTGCGTGGGTCGTCAGGCCGAGATCAACTGGGCCTTCTGGCTTTGGCGGCGGCGGCACCTTGGGGTGCTTTTTCACTCCACTCCCCGCACTTCGTCTTTGCCTCGGTCAGCGGGAACTTGGCTAACCACTGGCTTGGCTGCGTTTGCGGCGGATACCTGTGGCATTCCCCCACCGAGCTGTTGAGGGGCTTCCAGTGCCGGCAGTTTTCGCACATCCGTAGCATTGATCGTCACCGCAGCCTCAAGCAGTCTTTGCTTCAGTTCGTCTTCCAGCTCTTCTTCAGACCACAGCTCCAGCGGCTTCTTCGCACCGCCCATCGCCGTGTTCGCACTTGTCAGCCGCACCAAAGTGTCCAGCATCTTCGTCCGAAACGCCCCGCCTGGAGCGGCGTCGTAGAACTGCTTCATGTAGATGTTGGCGAAGCCCCGCACGCCGCCGCAATACTCCATTAACACTTCCAGCAACTCAGAGGAGTGCGGGACGTTTGCCCCACCAATGCGAGCCGACGCAATAAACACGTCGACCGCACCCTTTTCGATCTCCTTTAGTCGCTCCTCACGCTTCTTCTGGCGACGGCCGTTCTCATGCTTTCGCCGGCAGGTCTTGCAGCGAGAGTGAAATCCGTCCTTCGACTTGTGGAAATGATCCGTAGTCTCAGGAAACGATTTTTTGCACTGGATGCAGGTTTTCTTCGACATACTTCCTAAGACCGTCTGAGGGCTCAATGTCGACAATCTTGTTGCTGCTGTTGTGGTTGGACTTCCACGCCATCTGCAGCTTCTCGCCAACAGACGCAGCGTCCATCACAACAGGCTTGCCAACGCATTTCGGCTTCCAATGGCCCGCCCAAGCGTCCCAGTTGCAAAGGACGGGGTTGTAGCCAAGCTCTGTTGCGCCAGTGAGCGAGAGGTCCCGCGTCATCGTCACGTCTTCGGTGGACGCCTTGTCTTCCGCGTACTTGCTCTTCCACTCGTAGTAGAACCACGGGTGGTCTTGGTCTGTCTTTGGTTCAGTGATGTCAAAGCACCGCATGTCGTACATAATCAGTCCGGTCGGCAGTGCGGCGCACTCCTGAATGCCGGTCATCTTCACGGCAGTGTGCCGGTCGTACCTCTCCCGCTGAAAGTCTGGGTTCGGGTGCTCTGACTGCTGGTTCTGCCAGCGGAACACGTACACGCATTCGTTTGGGGGGGGGGCGCAGTACGGAGGTCCGATGTTCAATGGTCCTTTGCTGTAGTGGTCAACGATGTAGTCGAACGACGAGTGAAAAAAGGGTTTGGCGTCTGGGTGGCCGGCGTTGACATCCGGCTTCATATCGCTGTCGATCATCACAAGGATGTCGATGCCGAAGTCCCTCGCCATCAATACAGCCCGGTTGCGGGTCATAGTGATTGGCGTGTCGGCCAAGTTCCACACGCGGATGTTGTCGATCCGTGGGTCCTTGGAAATGTCCGCTACAAGAGGCACCATCCACTCACGGATGTCTGGCACTTCGGAGGAGATGCCTCCGTTACCGCCGTAAGAGAAAGTGCATAGACCGACGTTGAACTTTGGCTGCTGCATTGCGTTTCACCTTTCGGGGGAGGCAGGTGAACCAGTGTATACACTACCCCAGTAGTGCGGCAAGCGGATTCGACCAGCCATTGGCGACCATTTGGCTTGCCTGCTGGTATAGCGCCGGGAAGTTAAACTGGGGTGGCGCCGCACCTTGGGTGTTGAACCCGTTCGCCTGCTGCTGAGCAAGCGAGTTGTTGATTGAAGCGATGAATGCGTCCCTTGTGCCGAAATCCATTGGCGGCATGGAGAACGTCGGACCCAGCCGCCGATTCACAGGGCCTGATGCGTGCTCAAAACTGCCGTCAGGAGTGAGTCGGTACACACTCTCAACAGCCGGGCGCGGCTGATCGTACATTGCGCTTACAGAATCAGACTCCAGATATGGCGGCTGCCCGCCCTGAAACGAAGATATGTAGTTTGGCTCCA